TTCCATCCATTCTCCGTCTGCATTCCACCGTTGTAGACGCGTATCGAAGGTGAGTGACATATGACAGATGAAATGCCCACCGAGGCTGAAGACTCTGTTAGCCAAGAATCGAAGCCAAACTGGCGACGCGATATGGAAGCTCGGGCTAAGGCCGGAGACGAAGCTGTCGCACAGTTGGCGCAGTTGCAGCGCGAAGTATCGTTCCGAGATGCAGGTGTTGACCCAAACTCAAAGCAGGGTCAGTACTTCATACGGGGCTACGACGGCGAAATGACTGCGGACGCTATTCGTGCAGAAGCTGCCGAACTGGGTCTCACCGGACAGCCGGTGCAGGCGCAGCAACCCCAGGTTGATTATGGGGCTGAGCAGCGAATCGCGATGGCGGCTGACGATGCTGGCCCTGTTACCAATCCTGAACTCGATACGTTGATTCGTCAGACAAATAACCCTGACGAACTGCGAGAGTTGATGGAAGCTCACGGCCACACTTGGAACGCAGCAGTCTGATGTAGCTGAGGTGGGCCTGATGGGAAGGAATCCCAATCATGGCCTTGACTCAGGCTTCTTCGGTATCTTCAGATACCACTGCATTTGAACAGCTTGCCTACTTCGCGCTGCGTAGCCAGCCGATGTTCGAGATGGTTGCCGACGTTAAGTCGACCAACCAGTCGCACCCTGGCTCTGCTGTCCAGTTCAACATCTACAACGATCTCTCGCAGGCCGTCTCGGCCCTGACCGAGACTTCGGATGTGACCGCTGTTGCCCTTGGCGACTCGACCGTTACCGTGACCCTTGCCGAGTACGGCAACGCTGTCACCACCACGGCGAAGCTTCGTGGCACCTCGTTCCTCAACGTGGATGCTGATGCTGCAAACATCATCGGTTACAACATGGGCAACTCGATCGACAAGATCGTTCAGGCTGTCCTTGTTGGCGGTTCTAACGTTGCTTATGGCGGCGATGCGACTGCTACCGGCGAGCTTGCTGCCGGCGACACCATTACGGCGTCGCTGATCCGCAAGGCTGTTGCTGCGCTTCGTGGCGACTCGGCTCCGACGATGGACGGCGGCGTGTACGTCGGCTTCATCCACCCGGACGTGTCGTTCGACCTTCGTGAAGACACCGCTGTTACTGACATCATTCAGTACCAGATCCGTCAGGATGGCACTGGTGTCCGCATGGGCAGCATCGGCACCTTCGGCGGCGTGGACTTCATCGAGACGCCCCGTATTGACCACGGCACCAACGACGGTGCGTCGAACGTGGACGGCTACAACACCGTTATCTGCGGTAAGCAGGCTCTCGCTAAGGCTCACAGCCGTGGCGCTGGCTTCGGTGAGAACCCGTCCGTCGTGTTCGGTCCCGTGACCGACAGCCTCCGTCGTTTCCAGACGGTCGGCTGGTACCACCTGGTCGGTTACAACCGTTTCCGTGAGGCTTCGCTCCAGCGGATCGAAACCTCGTCCAGCATCGGCGCTAACTGATAAGTGTTGATGGTGTAGTGTTAAGGGGGGTCGGGTGCGTGGCCCGGCCCCTCTTTCACGTTGTCTGGAGTTGTTATGCCTAAAGGTAAGCCTTACAGCAAGATTGGCAAGAAGGCTGCGAAGCCGATGCCTAAGAAGAAGAAGAAGAAGTAATGGCTAGCGGCCTTTATGGCATTACGTTCCTTAACGCACTGAAGAACGATCTTGCCCTTGATCTGGACGACACGACCGCTGACCGGTTCAAGGTCATGCTGGTTACATCGTCCTACTCCCCTAACTTCGGGACGCACGACTTCAAGTCGGATGTCACCAACGAGGTGTCTGGCACTGGCTATGACGCCGGCGGCAAGTCGCTGTCTTCGGTGACCCTGACCCAGTCGGGCGGCACGATCACGTTTGATGCTGCCAACTTGACGTGGGCGTCGTCAACGATCACGGCTCGAGCGGCTGTGGTGTACGACGATTCGCTGACAAACGACCCGCTGATTTGTTACATCGATTTTGGTGCAGACAAGTCGTCGTCTGCTGGTGACTTTGTGTTGACGTTTAACGCGTCTGGCATTTTCACTCTTGATCTGACCCCGTGAGGTTGACTCGTGGCTACTAACTTTCCTACTTCTGCTGATGATGCTGCAACGGTTGGCGGCGATTCTAAGCCTGCTGCTGGTACGGCGCTGAGTGATTCGACTGCGGGTCATCCGTCGCATTCGGATTTGCATGAGAACGTCGGTGATGCTGTTCAGGCGGTTGAGGCGAAGGTTGGTACGGGGTCTTCGGCTCCGGCTGCGAACACTGTGTTGACGGGTACTGGTTCGGGCACGTCTGGTTGGGCGACGGTCAGTACTGCGATGATCGGCGACGATCAGGTAACAGCAGCCAAGATCCACGACGACGCTGTTACCAAGGTTGTTGTTACGGACACGGCTGATGCAACGTGTTTCCCGGCGTTGTTTGAAAGTGCTACGGGTAGCCTTACGCCGGAAACTGATGCTGGCCTGACGTACGACGCTAGCAATGCGACGTTGACTGCTACGACGTTTGTTGGTGCGTTGACTGGTAATGCCAGCGGCAGTTCTGCGTCATGCACTGGCAACGCTGCAACGGCCACTTTGGCTTCGACTGTGACTGTTGCTGATGCAGGATCAGATGCAACGCTGTTTCCGTTGCTTGCAACGGATGGCACAGGTAGCGAAGCTGTTCTCGCAGACGCTTCTGCGTTGACCTACAACGCCAGCAACGGCACCCTGTCGGCTACGAGTCTTGCGGGCACGTTGACGACTGCTACTCAAGACGCGATTACGTCGGTTGGCACGCTCGACGATTTGATTGTTGACGGCGACGTTGACATCAACGGCCTGGTGAAGGTCAATGACGGGTCTGCTGCTGCGCCGACGTTTACGTTTGACAGCGATGAGGGCAACGGCATGTACCTCGGCGCGACCGACGAAATTAATTTCGCAACCAATGGCGCTAAACGAGTAGCAATCGGCAATGAACTGTTTTACTTGGAAAACGGCGTTGATTTCTTTGCCTTCCCAAACACTGGATCGGGCAACGACGCCGAGTGGGTAGCTACCGGGTTTGGTAACTACGAACTAAAGCGCAACAGTTCGCTTCGGGGCGAGAAAGAAAATATCCAAGACCCTGGCGACGAGCTTACGGCAAACATGATCGACCAAGTGGAGCCAAAACTGTGGAACCGTATCCACAGCCCTGGCATCCCTGAGATCGGCCCGATCGCTGAAGACATGGAAGCCATCTCGCCGCACCTCGGCGCGCACGGCTACAACGAAGACGGCACGACCTTCCTGACTGGTATCAACAAGACGACGTACTTGTCGCTACTTGTTCTCGCAGTCAAAGACCTTCGTACCCAAGTTGCTGATCTAACTACTCGACTTGAAGCCTTGGAGGGCTAATGGAAATAACTGCTGAGGAGGTAATGCAGGTGATCCGGGAACGGTACCCCCTGCATTTCGAGATCGCCGTGCAAGCGGTGCAGATTGCGAAGTTGTCGCAGCCGCAGGAGGCTGCTGAGGAAGACTGATGGCTACAAACTATCCAGGGTCGCTTGATTCAGGCACGCAGCAACCGTCGCCGTCGTCTTCGACGGAAATGGATGACTCTGGGTTTGAGCATGATGTCGTACACACAAATCATTCTGGCGCGATTATTGCGTTGGAAACGAAGGTTGGTACTGGCGATTCAAACGCTGTTGCTAATTCAGTCTTGGCTGGTACTGGTTCAGGTACGTCTGGTTGGACGACTACTCCGACGGTTACTGGCCTGACGGTTAATGGTGATACGAGTTCGACTGGGCATTTTACGGCGCAGTCGGGCGGTGCTGACGGCGGCATCGTTCTTGGGCAGACTTTCTCTGCTAGTTATGTTGGTCTTCGTACTGCTGGCATGGCGGAGGCAAGCGGTGACGAGTACGTCATTATGTCAGACGGAGGGCACACGTTTGTTTCTGCTGGCTCGTCTGGCGACGTTTACATTCGAGGAGGCGGCAACGATTCGTCGTGTCAGATTCTGCTCGACACGTCCGAGAACAAGATCGGGTTGACTGGCGCAGTCGGCATCGGCACGAACGGGCCTGCTGGCAACTTCCAAGTCGCCAGTCAGAACCGTGCGTTTACCATTATCGACTCTGGCGTATCGAACCACGCCGAAGCTGCGTTTACGAATCTCGGCAGCGACAGCCCGGCGTTGTCGATCATTAGCGGATATGACCTCGACTTCTTCACCGGCACAAGCCGTGGTGGGCTAGCGAGTCGGTTCCACATTGACCAAAGCGGCAACTCTCAGTTCAAGGGCGAAGTTCGCTTCACTAACGGCTCGGCTGCTGACCCAGCAATCAACTTCCAGTCGGATACGAACACCGGCATCTTCAGGCAGGCGGCTGACTCGCTCGGTATTGCTACGGGTGGTGCTGAACGTGTCCGCATCGGTTCGTTCGGTATCCGTGGCGACGACTCCGGCGACGTCTACAACTTCGATGCGTTCAAGGGCAACAACGGGTCGGCAGCCGCACCGACGTTCTCGTTCGACTCGGACACCGACCTCGGCATGTACCGCAGCGGCACAAATGAAATCTCGTTCTCGGCGGGCAACGACACGGTATTCACCATCTTAAACGGCGGCGTGTATGTCCCTTCGGGTGAAAACTACTTCGGCGTTCCAACGACAGGAACGGGCAACGATGCTGAGTGGGCTGCGACTGGCTTCGGCACCTACATGCTGAAGCGCAACTCCTCGCTTGCCGCCGAGAAGGAGAACATCACCGCCGACCTCGGCACGCACCTCACCGCCGACATGATCGACAGCGTGGTGCCGAAGTTGTGGAACCGCCTGAACTCACCGGGCTACCCCGAGATTGGTCCGCTCGCTGAGGACATGGACGCCATCTCGCCGTTCCTCGCTGTGAAGGGTGCGAACTTTGAGGGCGAAGAGCTGGGCGACTCGTTCCTGACCGGTATCAACAAGACGGCCTACCTGTCGCTGCTTGTGCTGGCAGTCAAAGACTTGCGTACTCGGGTTGTTGACCTAGAGGCGGCATAGCCCTATGACCGCATACCGGTCATCCAACGACTACCGTCAAGACCTACTCAGGTACGACGGCACAGTCGTAGTCAACGTCACCGTCACCCCTGCCGTCATCGCAGGCACCTCAACAGCACCCGCAGTTACCGTCACCGAAGGCGCAGGCGTCACCGTTACGCCGGCGGTCATTGCAACGAGCTCGAGCGTCCCGGCTGTTACCGTTGGTGAAGGCACAGGCGTCACCGTTACCCCTGGTGTTATTGCTACAGCAGCAACTACACCGGCTGTCACCGTCGAAATTGTTATCACGGTTCAGGCCAGCACGGTTACAGGCACAACAGCACTACCCGCAGTCACCGTCACCGAGGGCACGGGTGTCACAGTCAACGTTGCTACCGTGTCCGTTTCTGGACTCATTCCAGACCCGACCGTCACCGAAGGCACTGGTGTTACGGTTACACCTGCGGCTGTTGCTGCGACTGTAACAGTCCCTGACTCGGCAGTTACCGAAGGTACGGGCGTGTCGGTTGCGCCGTCACAGATCAACGGCTCAAGCACGGTCCCGTCGCTGGACATCTCGATGCGTTATGTGCCAACTACCGAGAACATTCTGCCGCAGATTGACGTGGTGCCGTACCACACCAACGACCCTGCTCGCCGTCTGGCACGGTTCCGCACTCCAGGCCCTCGTGGCCGCAACGTGTTCATTCTGACTAGCGGTGCAGTTACGACCCGTCAGCCAGGCGACCCTACGTCGATTAGTCGCACGTTGTTAGGTGGGCACGAATCACCGACTGATCTAACATCACAAGAATTGGATGCGCTGGTTGGCGCTGGGTTTACCGTGGAGGTTCGCTAATGCCAAGGTACGACTACCGCTGCAAAGTGTGTGGTGCTGTTGAAGAAACGGTGCATGGATTCAAAGACGATCCTGACATGCACTGCTTGGAGTGCGGTGCGGTGATGGGTCGCATGCTGGGCATGCCGTATGTGTCGCCGTCAGCAGTCCCGTCACGCAACAACATCATCGACCTTGAGGCAACAAAACAGGCTGAGAAGGAGAAGGTGGCTGACATGGACGCATACAAGCGTCTACGTAAAGACGGTGTGCAGCCACCATCAATTAACGGTGCCGCACGGCTCGAGGCCAAAGCGGAAGAAAAGCATGAGGTAAACTCTGGCAAGACGTTTTCGACCGCTACCGGTCGGAAGCGTGGCATGGGACTTGTGCGGGATGCGTTGGGTGAATGATGACTGCTCAGACTTGGATTGACGAGACGCGTGACCTGCTTCTCACCGACTATGTAGAGGAACAGGCGACGCTTGCTGGTGCGTTGGATGCGTCCAGCACGTCGGTGAGCTTTGCGTTGCCGTCTGCGATTGTGCCTGGTGTGGTTGCCGGCGCAACGATTGAGATCGGCACAGAGCTTATGTATGTGTTCTCGGTGTCGGGCGCTGGTTTGGCAACGGTGAAGCGGGGTTACAAGGGGTCGGAGGCTGCGGCACACTCTGACGGCGACCTCGTCACCGTAAACCCGAAGTTCCCTGCCTATCAGATCCTCGACGCGCTTAACCACGAGCTGCGTGACCTGTCGTCGCCGCAGCACGGCCTGTTCCAGATCAAGAACGTTGAGGTCACGTTCAACGCAGCACAGGACGGCTACGACCTAACCGGCGTCACCGACGACATCCTGTCGATCTACCAAGTCACCTACTCTGATCCTGGGTCGGAGGCGTCAGAGCCTGCAATCACTGAGTATGCGTTGCGTCGCGACCGCAACACGTCGTCGTTCGCATCGGGCTACGGCTTGATTCTGCACTCGGATGCGTGGCCTGGGCAGACGGTGCGTGTCCTGTACAAGTGCGGGTTTAGCACCTTTACCGACGGCACCACAGCTTTGTCCACGACCGGCCTGCACCCTGAGGCGTACGATCTGCCGGCGTTGGGTGCTGCGCTGCGGATGATGTCGTCTCGCCCGATCCGACGCGAGTTCCTTGATGAGCAGGGATCGTCACGGTCTGCTGAAGAGGTTGTGTCTGGTGCCGTGTCGGCGTCGATGCGTGACCTTCGGGCGCTACGGCTTGACCGGATCAACGCTGAAACGACCCGCCTGTACAGTCAGTACCCGGCAACGTGGACCCGTTCGGGCGGTAGGACTCAGACTTCGATCTACCGAGGGGTGTAGCGATGGCGCACGCTGCGGAGCGTCTGCCTGTCACGATTGACGGCCGGTCGTATTTGATTGAGACGGAAGGGTACAGTCGCACGACTGTGCCGACTTTGCGCGAGCAGCGAGACACGTCAAGCGAGGCGGGCGAGCAGCGCCTAAACACCCAGTTTTGGGTGCGGTCGCAGACTGACTGGTCGTACGGTGCCGGTCAAGAATACTTTGATAACGATGACTCGGATCGTCGCCGGTTCTACACGTCGTCGGGCATTGACCCGTGGACGAAGGGCCAGGTGTCGCTGCTGCCTATCTGTGAGGACAAGGGCAACACTGGCAACGACGTGATTATGAAGGTGTTTACGAGCGGCAGCACGGACTACATGTACGTCGCTTCGGGCACCAACCTGTATTACGCAACCAACTTTGACACGGCGTCGCCTACTTGGAGTACCGTCACAGCGTTAGGTACGCCAGAAACCATCACGGATTTCACGTCTGACGGCACGTCAATCTTCATTGCGTACGGGTCAGCACGTCATCTGGCAAAGACTGGCATCGGCTCAACTACGCAGCCGTCGTCGCTGGGGTCGTCCGAGCCAGACAAACTCCGGTACGTCGGCGGCAGACTAATTGAGTTAGACGCCAACACAATCGAGGAGCTCGCAGCTAACGGCTCTGTGTTGGGATCTGCCACGTTCTCGCTGACCCACGGCAGCGTCTGGCAAGACGTGTGCGTCGGCCCTGTCGGCCTGTACGCAGCCGCTAACAGCAACGACACCGGCTCGCTGTACTTCCTTGCTGCCGGGTCTGACGGGGCGATCACAAGCCCGCAGCAGGTCGCTGATCTGCCTCGAGGCGAAACAGTCAACGCCATCACGTCATACGGCGGGCTGCTCATCGTTGCAACTAGCAAGGGTTTGCGTGTCGCTGCAATGAACCAAGACGCAAGCGTTACCTATGGACCCGTTATTGATAACGGTGGCGCTGCCTACTCGTTGGCTACCGACGACCGGTTCGTGTGGTTCGGCACAAGCAACGGCCAGGTGTACCGGGCTGACCTGTCGGTGTTTACTGACACTCTGGTGCCAGCGTGGGCAACCGATGTGGTGTCGACTGGTTCGACGCCTGGGAACGTGACGTGGGTTGCTCGTGTTGATGGCGAGACGTTCTTTGTGGATGTTGCGAACGGCGTGCAGGGTCACGCTGCGTCAGGCGATCGGGTTGCGTCTGGCACGTTGACGGTTGGCGACGTGCGTTGGAACAGCCAGTTCGACAAGTCGCTGCGACAGGTTGAGGTGCGTGCCTCGCCTACGTTGGCTGTTACCGGCAGCCAGTCTTACGAGCAAGCAGGCGAAACGTACGACGACGCCGACCTTGTGTACAACGGTGTTGCTACCCCGGTACAAGGCACCATCAAGGTCACGTTCACGCCCGACACCGGCATTGACCTGAGCGTGTTGACGTTGACTGACCGGGCACCGAAGACGGTTGACTACACCCTGTCGGACAAGTACACGGTCAAGTTCACGTTGGAGCGCGACTCGTCGTCTACGACCGCTGGCCCGAACCTTGAGTCGTGGCAGTTGTTGGCGTTCCCGGCTCCGACTCGTATTGACGAGATCGTGTTGCCGGTTGTGATGAAGAAGCGTGTGGCGTCCTCAAGGGGTATGGGTGCTGCGGTGCAGCAGGATCCGCAGGGCGAGTATGACGCTTTGCGTGCGTTGATGGTCGCTAAACGGGTTGTGACGTATCAGGAAGGGTCGCGATCTGACACGGTAGTGATTGATCAGATGTCGATGTCTCCAGAGCATTTATCGGCTGATGGCGACTGGTGGGAAGGCACCATGACGCTGCGCATCTTGACTGTGCCGTAGAGTTATGCACAACACGACAGGGAGGTTGTGGATATGAAGAAACTCGTAATCGACATCGAAACAAGTCCGAACCTTGGTTACATCTGGGGGTTGTGGAACCAGAACATTGGTCTAAACCAGATCGAGAAGACCGGTTCGGTCATCTGCTTTGCTGCGAAGTGGCACGGTTCCAAGAAGGTGATGTTCTATTCGGATCATCACGACGGCCACGACGCAATGGTCGCAGCAGCACACGCGCTACTGTCCTCAGCCGACGCCCTGATCCATTACAACGGCAAAGCGTTCGACGTAAAGCATCTCCAGCGTGAGTTTCTGCTGGCTGATCTGCCGCCTGCTGCCCCGCACGTTGACATTGACTTGCTGAAGACAGTGCGGTCACAGTTCCGGTTCCCGTCCAACAAGCTCACCCACGTTTCCGAGGCGTTGGGTATCGGCAAAAAGACGCCGCATACGGGCTTTGATTTGTGGCGTGACTGCATGATGGCCGACGACAAGGCTTGGGCGTTGATGAAGAAGTACAACATTCAAGACGTGCGGTTGACCGAGGAATTGTACGACAAACTCCTCCCTTGGATTCCGAACCATCCCAACGTGGCGTTGGCGATGAACAAGCCGGATGCGTGCCCGCAGTGCGGCGGCGGACCGCTTGTATCGAACGGTGTGCGTGCTACGAAGGCAATGACGTACCGCAGGTTTCAGTGCATGGCTTGCGGTACTTGGGTCAAGTCTCGGGTGGCTGAGCCTACTGCTCGACCTACTTATGTCTAACGCGCTTCTAACGCTCGCAACCTGGCTTCGTGATCGGTCAGCGTGTCCCGAACCCGATCAAAGTTCTCTTCGCCTCGAGCAAGCCTAATTTGGATTTGCAGCAACTGCTTTGAGCACCACGCCATCCAAGGGACGAGCAAGACCGTCAGTATTGTTAGTAGCCCGGTCGCTGCGTCCACGGGATGAAACGGTATCACACCAGACCTGCATAAGTTCGGCTGCAAAGTCTGCGTCCAGTACTGCTACCCGTCCGACGTGTCGGCCTTTCTCGGTGCGGCGGTCGCCGTGGATCGCGAACAGCACCCACGGCTCGTCGCCTGCAACCTTGCGAAGTTTGGGTATCCAGTCGAACAGCGCCCACGCTTTACGGAACTTGACTTCGACGGTGAACGGGCCGCACCAGATGTCGTGCGATTCTCGTGACGCTTCGGTGCGGTGAGCGTCAGTAAACCCTGCCTGCTGTAGCAGCTCGAGGATTTCGTTCTCGCCGGCGGTGCCCTTCTGTTTCGCTTTTCCCATGTCTGGTAAAGTCCCTCCGTGCGGGCCTGGCGGCGGACCAGCAAAGCCCTGTTGGTGTTTTTCTACATTACAGCGTGGTTTGCGCCAGCGGCGCAGGCTTTGACGAGCGTCGCCCTTGGACCCGACCAAACTTATTACGACCACGCCCTGACTCTTGATGGCGAGACGTTGCTGCATGTCACGTTCAATTCGAATGTGGCGTGCCCTTTAGATTTTGCGACCACGATTGACCCGTGGCTGAGGTTATTGGACACCGACGGCAATATCGTTGCCGACGATGACGACGGTAACCACAACGACCAAGACAACTGCTACGGGTCGAAGCTGCATCTGACGCCGCCTGCTGGTGACTATGTACTCAGATTCCGAACGTACCAAGAGCAATCTGGAGAGGTTATTCCAGAAGGCTCAGGAACCGTTAGCTGGTCAACCGAGGGATACTCCCCTCCAGCGACCACCACGACGACCTCGACTACGACGACATCGACTACTACGACGACGACTACAACGACGACTACGGTTGCTCCCACAACAACGACGACGACGACAACGGTCCCGGTGACCACGACGACGGAGGCTCCGCCATCTACCACTACGACGACAACCACGACGACTACGACGGTCCCGGTTCCCCCAACCACTACAACTTCCACAACGACTTCGCTGCCGCCGACAACGACGACGACAACGACGACGGTTCCGCCAACAACCACGACGGTGCCGCCCACCACGACCACTACGTCATTACCGCCGACGACGACGATCCCGCCGACAACCTCTACGTCAACGTCCACTACTACGAGTACGACAACGACCCTGCCGCCTGCGACAACGGTTCCTTCGACGACGACGACGACCCTCCCCCCGCCCCCGCCCTCGTTCCCGCCTGAGATCGAAGAAGCCGTAGAGCTAGTCGAGCAGATTGCTGACGAAGAGCTCGCCGAAGAAGTCTTTGAGGTGCTGACCGAGGAACAGATCACGGTCGAAGACATCGAAGAGGTGGTGCAGGACGAAGCGTTCAACACGCTGACCGATCAACAGGTCGGCGCGATCTCCGTCGCCCTGAACGATCAACAGGACGAGGTCAAAGAAGCGTTCGAGGAAGAGGTTGACGTGTTCGCCGGCGCTACCGAGTCGTACGTCCCGGCTGGCAGCCGTGTCGACGTAGAAGACCGGCGCGCAATCATTGCTGTACAATCTGCCGGTGTCGCCGTAGCAGCAGGTGCTGCGCGACCGAAGCCGCCTGCGCCTGTCACGCCAGGGTCGGCACCTACTACTGGAGGACCAAGCCGAGGCTTTAGGAGTAGAAATGATTAGAAGGTTCGTGAAGTCGGTGCTGCTTGAGTCGTCTGCGCTGGCCTGGACGGTCGGCGGCGTGGCACTGGTGCTGATCACCATGTCGGGCCGGACGCTCGAGTGGGGGTTGTGGATTGCTGGGGCGAGCCTGTTTGCTCACCTCGTAGGCGTGATCCTGGGCCGGGACTGAGCTAAGGTAGATTGCATGTTCTCTACCGTGCTACTTAAGGACTCAGCCGAGCGTGCTGTCTCTACTTTTTGTCAAACTCTTGTTGCTCTCGTCGGTACTGATGGTGCTGGCATGCTTGACGTTGGTCTGGTTGACTCGCTGATGGCCTCGTTGGCTGCTGCCGTCCTTTCGGTCGTCAAGTCGTACGCTGCGATCAAGGGACCGATCGGCGGAGCGAACCCGTCGGTGGTCAACATCGAAGATGAGTAAGATCCCGGTCACGTCGAGCCGTGTAAAGATTGACGGGCTGCACCCTCGGTTCATCGCACGGCTTGAGGCGTTCTTCGCTGATCCTCGTATTGCTAACCGTGTTGCGGTGGTGTCCGGTGTGCGTTCGTACGCGCAGCAGAAGTACCTGTATGACGGGTACAAGGCAGGCAAGCGGGGCTTCAACCTTGCTGCGAACCCTGACCGTAAGCTCCGCAACGGGTTCCAGGGGTCATATCATATGTCGCAGCCTGCGTTTGACGGGTTCGGTTACGCCGTGGACTTCCGCATCACGGGCAAGGGCATCACGACTGGCGAGGTCAAGAAGATCGCTGCCCAGTATGGGATGCATGCTCCGGTCCGTAGCGAGTGGTGGCACCACACTCCGGGCAGCGTCAGGGGCAGCAAGTTTGAGTGGCTTCCCTACGACCAAGGCAAAGAGCCGCCGTCACCCGACCCGAAGAACGTGCTGGCCGAAGTTGCTAAGTTCGTTGAAGCATGCAAGAACACCGTGGTCCGCAAGGGTGACCGAGGTGCTGTCGTCGAGTTCTTGCAGACGCAGCTTGACAAGGACGGCTACCGCTTGACTCGTGGCCGTAAGCCTGGTGCCGGTATCGACGGTTCGTTCGGCAAGATGACCGACAAGGCAATCAAACAGTTCCAGAAGGACGAAGACCTTATTGTTGACGGTGTTGTTGGTCCGAATACTTGGAACGCGCTGTTAGAGTAATCAAAGCTTTGGGGTGACCTTCGAAATTCAGCCCCGAAGCCTATTGCGGGCATGGTGCGTAGGGAGATCCTGCGACGGGTTGTGTTAATCCCCCAGTGAAACACCTGCAAATCGAAAGGCTCCCCCTGATGAGGAAAACCGGGGGGAGCTTTTCTCTTTCAAGATTTAGGGGGCGAACAGTTGGGTTCGCTGCACCGGCCAATGCAGGTGCGGGATACGCGGGTTCGATTCCCGCCGCCTCCACTACTCCTCGAGAAACTCTTCGATGCCGTCAGGCAGGGTAAACGGTGCAACGTCCAGAGCGAGCTCGGCGAGAAGTTTGAACACTTCGGATTCTTGGTGGATCGTTAGGCGTTCCCAGGGTTCGTCGGTGATTGCTGCGATGGGCCGGCGTCCGGTTACGTCCCAGCCGATTACGAACAGTCCGAGGAAGTCGTCATTACCTGCGTACTTCTCTCGTCCGAAGAATCTCATTGGCGCAGGTTAGCGCGTACACAGTTGCAGGAATGCTTCGGCAGCGCACTGGGGCACGACTGCGTTGCCGAGAGCGTAAAGAGCTTGGCGGCGATTCGTTAAGATGTCGGTGACCCAACCTTCTGGGTACCCTTGCATCCATTCAACGAGCGCAGGGTTTAGTCGTCCTGCAACGGTAGGGTCTGGTGCTGGTCGTCCGAGGATGTGTTCCCAGCGGGCAACCGCCGGCCAGTACCCTCCGAACACGGCGGCGCGTGACCGTGGCCTCTCACCATTGCGTCCGTTAGCGTCACGCTTGACAGGGTTGAGCCGCCGGACGAGTTTTGATCCATCGCTGTCGGCGTCGGCAGCAAGCCCCCACCATCGAAGGCGTCGATGGGGTGCTCCAACTGCGGACGCTGGAAGAGTCCCCCAACTGATGTGGTAGCCGATGTCGGCCAGTCCGTAAACGACTCTGCCCAAAGCGTGCCCACCGTTTGCAGTGAAGATGCCAGAGACGTTTTCAAGGAAGAGGATTGGTCGTGATTCCATTCGGCTAACAAGTCGGCAGATGTCATCGAAGAGCCATCGTTCATCGTTGATTCCTTTGCGTAGTCCTGCGGTTGATACGGGTTGGCAGGGAAACCCTGCGGTGATGATGTCGACTTCGGGGAGCTCATCAAGTTCGGTGAAGTCGCCGAGGTTTGGGGTGTGCGGCATGGCTTGGTTAAGCCAGTCGCATGCGCCGGGGTCGATGTCGGATACGAACACGGGCTTGGTTTCGATGCCTGCGTATTGCAGTCCGAGTTCTAGGCCGGCGATGCCGGTGCAGAGCGATCCGATCCTCATTTGCATACCCAATGTTGCCAGCCGCCCTCGGGAGCATCAAGCGCAAGCCACGCGCTAACCCAAATGTTGGCGTTGGGATCGAACACGTCCGCATCAGGGTAACCAGCACGGGTAGACCGGTCGGGCCAGTAGCGCGTCAAATGTTGCATCAAACCAGACGCACTTGAGTTGGGGTTCTTGGCGTCGGGGTCGCCGCCGGACTCGCATTGCATGATGCGAAGGAACCGGTGAACGTCGTCCTGGTCGCCTCCAAAGTGTGTGACGGCCATAGTGACTTGTGGTCGCCATTGCTCGACGGCGTCGCGAAACACGCTAGGTGTCGGCACCGTCGTCGTGGTCGTCGTTGTTGTGGTTGTGCTGGTGGTAGTCGTGGATGTGCTTGAGGAGGGCGGCACGGTCGAAGGTGTCGGGACCGTTTGTTCGGCGAGCGTACGCTCGTAGCTCGGCAAGGTTGAGCTGGTCGGCGGTGACGGCAACGGATCGTCGGGGGCGCATGCTGCGGCGAGGAGTAGGGCGGGTAATAGCCATCTCATTTCTTCTGCTCTCGCTTCAAACGCTTGGCCCAGTCGGACGGCTTTTCGCCGGGGCGCAGGTCAAGGGTGTTGTTGGTGAGGCGCAACGGCCGGTCTTCGAGAACCTTTTGCGTGGTCATTGGTGTTCCTTGTTTTGGTGTGAGAGGCGCTGAGAGCGCCTGTGGC